CTTCGAGAAGAATCCATGCCATATTTACCTCAGAAATAAAAAACGCGATGCGTTGACATCACGTTCATTATACTAACTGGATATAGGTATTATGTCTCGTCAGCTGTATCAGAATTGATTGGGTTACCTACCATACCACCATCAGGTCCAGCAAGTGCCTTTGATCCTGCACCAAACGTTTTCGCCGAGTCTTTGAGACTCTCATGAGCAACAGCAGCATGTGCTTGGCGAGCCTTCACTTGATCCATACTTGCATCGTGAGCTTCTTGCTCGCGCTGATGTTGGCCTTCTTCAAGTTGACCTTGCTTTTCCTGAGCCTCTTGTTGAGCCTTCATCTGTTCAGCTTGCAGCTTATCTTGTGCACGCGAGCGATCCATAGTGAGTAGAAGTTGCTGCCAGCCCATAAACACCGGGTCTGCCGGGAAGTAAGCAAGTTCACGCTTATCCATCGCACTCTTGTCGTCGAAGAAATCTCTACGAATCTCAGCCTTGGTCATATTCTTCTCTACCAGCATCCAAAATGTCTGATTAAGAGGAAGATCAGCAACGATTGCTTTCATAGTCTCTTTACCAGCAGCACGCAGAAGATCGTTCATGGTTGAGTGAACGGTCATCTCAGCTTGAAGCTGGGCTACCTGGGTCTGAGGACTATCTTCGTCATAGCCAGTGAACTTGAATTCGTACTTACTTGCAATCTCACGATCCAAGGCCGGAAGGATGCTGCAGTTGATCAAGTCCTCGAACATCATAAGGATAGGAATCAAACCACGTTCGCGAGAGTAGTTAATCTTATATTCGTTGTTGGCTTGCTGTTGCCCACCACCACGAGCACCGTTGCTGATCAGGTAGTCCAAGCCAAGCTCGATAGGATCGATCTGGAACTGTGTACAAAGTGAACGCATCAGGTGGTTATTGTAGTTGAGATATTCCATCTCCTTAGCACTACCGCTCATCGGCACCCACTGAACTTCGTCAAGTCCGCCAATGATCGGGGTACGCCAGGCATTCTGTGTACCCGAGATGGTGTTATAGAACTGACGCCTAAATGAAGTGAGCTGTGCTTGAGTAACAGTGCCCTTCAAGTGAAGAATACCGCGAGCAGCATATCCATGGGTGAAGAAGTTGGAGTTATAGTTCTCAACATTCAGGTGGTTAGTGATGTTAACAATTGCCAGCTCAAGAGGAGAATAGCAATAACCCATAGCATCAGAGAAGTTCTGAGGATTGAATAGTTTCCAGATCATGTCCTCATCGCCGAAAGCAGCCAGCACTCGGTTGTCATAGGACATCTGAACGTACTTGTAGTACTCGATGTCTGGATCGTTGAAGGTTTGAACAGCCTCAGGGTTGTTACCCCCGAACATGTTCTGCTTCATCTTATAGGTGACACGAGCCATCGCGATCTCTTTCGCGATGATGTCTTTGTTGGTCTTAGGGTTAATCAGGTACATCGCTTCAGAAGGAAGCGGACGGAATCTGTGAAGGCTGCCTTTGCGGGTAAGTATCTTCTCGATGGCAACATGACCATAAGTAAGAGCATCACGAGTACACAGCTTAAGGTACTCACCAAAAAGCATCTCTTCACCCGGTGGAACCTTGTCCTTGCGGCCGCAGTGATAGATGTAGTCTTCTAGGTTGGCAATGATCTCTTTATCTTCGGCTGTCACTTCACTGTGCTTGTCCTTCTTTTTGATGACATAGCCCATGTCCAAGTTTTTGCGCTGGGGACGAGCGAAGCGAAGCATTGTGTCGCAGCGGGCCTGGATGATGGCCGAGACAAGCCAGTCACGAACTGAGGTGTCCTTGAGCGTCTTGTTAGAGATACGGGACAACTTGTTACGGAATATGAAGTGCTGATGGACCTGATCAAAGAAAGGATCAGTGATGATGGCTTTCTGACCAATGGCACCTTCGTTGGTAGCTATCTCCTGAGGTCTCTCAGTGAGATTGTTACCGTCTCCTTTCAACATCTCATCGATGTCTCCAGTGAGTGCATCTCGTATATTTTTAGTGAGGTTATCGAAAAAGCCCATTAATATCCCGCCTTACAATATTCTATCATTAGAAGGACCAGAGGAATCCACCGTCCCCACCTGACTTACCATCATCTGTATCGTCTTCTTCCAATTCGGTCTTCGTTCCTATTTTACCTAATTTTGACTTGTCAACATCGGTGTTTGGATTGAACTTGATACCCCGAACGCGAGCAAACTCTTCAGCAGATGGCTGCCGATTGAAGTTACCGTTGCGATCAACTAACTTCTGTGTGTGATCTTCCATACCATAAGTGCCCATAATCATCTGACTCTTGCCAAAGATACCGTACATAGCGTAGCGCAATGCGTCGAGCCAGTGATCGTATTCTTTTTCAGGATCGTCTGTGATCTCACCAGAAGCATCAGTCTTAAAGTGATACATCTGGAATTCAAGGATGATAGGTCCGCACGTATCCTTAGCAAAGAATATCTTTGGCACAGGCGATGCAAACTGTCTAAGCCACTTCTTGACTATTTGGATGCCACCGTCTGTATCTTTGACCTGCTCGGTTGGGCTCGGTAGACCTTCGGTTTTCATGGTGACAGCGTCACCGGGGTTAGCTAAGTCAGGGAAATATAGCTGGCATCTATACATCTGATGCCACTTATTCTTGATGATCTGGGCCCACGTAGGGTTATTAAGTTGAGTCTGACCCTCGCAGCGGACAACGTAGATGTTCTCACGGTTGTCGACAAAGAAGTAGACCACAGTACTAGGGTTGCTCCAACCCCAGTCAATACCAGCATAGCAGGTGAGTTTCAGCTGATGGCACTTCTTGACGAAGATGTCGTGATTGCACTCACCAGGATATTCCTGGCCAGTCAGGATGAACCACATCTGGTTCCAGTTCTTGACATGTGTCTTCTCGTCGAATTCTTTGTAGATAATGCCTTCTACGGATGGCTTCAAGTTGAACAGCTGAGACAAGACCCAGTCAGGACCTTCTGCCATGGCCTTCTTGATGGTGTCGCCGATCGGCTTCAACATCTTAGACGATGAGACCTGATTCTTCGCATCTCCAAGACAGGTAGCGGCAATTGGACAACTTAAGCACTTCTCGCCAGGAAACATGTTCTTGACGTACTCGGTCTTCTTCTGCTTATCTTTGCGTTCCCAGTTTTCTTCTGTGAGAACTTCCATAGTGTCTTGCATCACGTAGCCGACAGTATGAGTAGTTCCAGACCTGTCATCGGTACAGCGATCGCTGAACTCAAGTGCAGTCCAACGCTTTACTGTACGTCCAGCTTGCTCTGCTTCTTCTATCTGACGATTCATTAGTCCATATCGAGATTTCCGTGTAGAGATACCAACACGTAAGGCTGCCTTGCCATTTCTGGAGTCAACCATACCTGCAATATCCTTGAAGGCACGAAGCCCTTCACCGGATACCGTATCAATCTCATCTACTGAGACAAGTGGAACGTGCGGACCGTTGACGGCCTTTAATGTACATGGAAGCACTTCAAGGGATACCTTGGCACCGATCCCAGTGGTTCGATCTACAAGATTGAATATGGACTTCTCCATATTGGCTTTTTCTAGAATCGGAAGTCCATCGGCTCCCTTGGAATCAAGGATGGACTTGATACGCTCATTGAGCATGAAGCCGACCTGATACTCATAACACCGCTTCGCTTGACTCATGATGGCGCCGACATGTACAACATCTCGTTGGTCATGTAACATCACCATGAACTCAGCAATAGCAACACCAAGTGTCTTACCGCTACCCCGACCGGCAACGTACAGGAGCTCTTCTATATTGGCAGGGTTATTCTTGTTCACGCAGATATCGTAGATCTGCCAGATTGCGTCTAAGGGGTTCGTATCAGCATACCTTGAGACCGTATGATCTGGCATATCAAATCCCGTGTGGTACTTGATCCAATTCTTTAACTCAGCTTTAGTCTTGCACGGTTTTAACAACAGCTGTTTGCGCTGGTCCATAGTGAGTGGAACACCAGCTACAGCTTTAGTAGTTTTTGCCTTCTTGGCCATTATTCAGAAACCTTACCAGCAATCACAGAAGCCGCATCAAAGTCGTCATCACTGGTAACTAGTTGCTGAGTACCAGATGGCAGCTGTCTAGCTGCAGGTCCACTCAGTGCATCGAACATAGCAGAAGTCTTCTTGTTTGAGCCTTGTGCACCAGCAACAAGCTTATGCAAAGTCTCAACAGCTTCCTTGTATTCCTTAATGCTCTCAACGCGAACGGCTGGTTTAGGGTTATTGGCAGGATCAAGTATATACTTGCGCATGGTTTCTAGGTGTTCAGCATTAACCACAGAAAGCATAGTAGTTAGAAAGTCTACTTGCTCAATTACACTCTTAACGACTTTAGCTTGGACTCGATCTCTTAGAGAGCCCATCATCTTGTCGCGGTCTCGCAGCCATCCTTTCAAGGATGCAGTGAGTATGATTTTGGCCAGGGGATATTGGGGATGTTGTTGCTGGATCTCTTGAAATGAGCATCCAACCATTAGAAGTTCATAGAGCTTGATTGCCTCTATATCAGGGACGGCGCCGGCCGTTTTGAATTTCCTTAGAAATTTCTCAGCCTGCTTGATCTCTTCTTCTGTGAGACCAAAGCGTTCTTCATCGTTCAGGGATCTTTTGAGAGCCATAGTTTTTCCCGAGCCTTACTATCTTTGAGGGCCACCATCACTTGGCGGATTCTTACCTCACTCATACCATTATACTTACTTATAGTACCTAGATCGCATCCGATCATAAGTAAGCATACAATAACACGCTCGGTTTCTGTTAGATAGTCGATGAAAGC